CCTCAAAGAGGTATTGTATCCCTCGAATTGCTCGCCCAGTTGCAGACTGGTGATATGAGCATTACTACACTAACAGAGTCTTTGATGATGGAGCGTATGCACATGCGTGCACGCACTTTCCATTCTATTAACTTTGATAGATACAACGTTACTATGGATGTCTGCAATACTACGGTTGCAGTAGCCCATTTGTTGTGGGTAGTGAAACGTCATTCATTACCGTTGGCGACGTTGGATTTTTAGTCGGCCAGAACGTCCGACCTATTTGTTACGGTTACAGGTATAGAGAAGTGGTTTTGCCAAAGTTGGGTGCAGTTAAAAGAGGAACGAAATTTCTCAATGAGCGCCCCATTTTAGATCATGATCGAAGACCTGTGGTTCAAGCCTCCCTTGGTGTCAATGTTGCGGGTATCGCCCCACCGCATGCATGTCCAGGGGATACTGATACACTTAGAGCCGGAATCACTAAGAGGTTTGCTGTGCAGCCTCCTCTTGCTGATGATGCTGTTATGCAACTGTTTAGAGAGTTTGTGAGGAAGTGGCTCCATAAAGAGCTTACTCCATTATCTCCAGATGCTGATACATCCGTGTCTACATGGCTAGACCATTGTCCATATCCAAAATATAGGCGGGAAGAGCTGGCCGCCAAACACGTTTCATGGGAAGAGTTAGTAGCAGACAAAGATAGGAAATATATGACCTGTAGTTTGTTTCCGAAGGATGAGACATATCCTTCTTATAAACATATTAGGGGCATAAATTCTCGCTCTGATGAATTCAAATGTGCAGTAGGACCAATTTTCAAGTTAATTGAGAAAGTTCTATTTGCTAGACCAGAATTTATCAAGAAAATACCTGTCTCGGAGCGTCCTGCTTACATAAGAACTGTCCTTGAACGTGCAGGTGCTAAATACTCTGCCTCGGATTACACTTCATTTGAATCCCTATTTGTCCGTAAATTGATGGACGCGTGCGAATTTCAGTTGTATGATTATATGACTCAATATTTGCCTGAGCATGACCGATTCATGTATCTAATGAAAAATGTCCTTGGTGGTATTAACCATTGTAAGAATAAAATGATTTCAGTGAAGTTACCCGCTACACGCATGTCTGGTGAAATGTGTACCTCGTTGGGAAATGGGTTTTCCAACTTGATGTTCTTATTGTTTGTGTCTTTCTACGTCGATGCACGCAATTTGGGGTGTGTGAAGGCTGTAATTGAAGGTGATGATGCCCTGGCTGATATTCCTTATGGAAATGTCACACCGGAGGACTTTGCTAAACTCGGTTTGATCATAAAACTCGAGACCTTTGATGAACTTTCGGATGCTTCGTTTTGTGGGTTGATGTATGATAAAAATGACCTAATTAATATAGCGGATCCAATTACTGCTGTGACAGAATTTGGATGGTGTACTGCGAAGTATAAAGATGCTCGTGAACACCGTCGTAAGTTGTTGCTGCGCTGTAAATCCCTTTCTTTAGCTTACCAATATCCTGGCTGTCCAATTATAGCTGCCCTTGCCAGGTATGGTTTGCGCGTCACTCAACATTGTGACGTGCGCAGCTACCTACGGGAAACCGGTATTTTGTCCACATATGAGCGTGAAAATTTAATTCGTGATATTGCTGGAAAAATACCTGACATACCAGTCCCAAAGGACACTCGTTTGTTAATGGAACGATTGTTTGGTGTGTCAGTAGGTCGCCAAATTGAGATGGAGAATTATTTCGATTCTTTGTCTACCATTCAGGAATTAGCAGTTCCAGGGTTTGATCAATTTGTGCATGCTGATGTCTTGGACTATTCGTCAAGATATCTCCACTACACTAAGCCAACGGATAGACCTCCCAATGTTTGGCCATTGCGGAGTGACTGTCCTAAAGAGTGGTG